AAATCAAACCGCTATGAAAAAGATTAAAAAGAAGAATTTAATCCAATCCAATAACGGGTTGAGGTCTCGATCAAGACTTAAAACAGGTCACAGAGCAACACTGTTTGACAGCCGAGTACGCCACTCGTTAAAATGGCTAATCGAAGCATACGGTATACGTACCTCTGTTTGGAAATCCTGTGTGAAATATATGAACTTTATTGATCATTTATTTCATTACAAGGGTTTACAATTTGCCATTGAGCGAATTAAGTATGATCGTCTAAAAGTCTTACAATATCTTTCTGGAAATAAATCTCCAGAGGGTACTGGTTTGACTCATGACGGTCTACCTAAGAAGCTCAGTGGTCTTATACTACATATTAGAGCTTGGGATGTCTTAGAAATAAGATTTACCATGACTCTATTATATAGTCTAAGGAGGTTTCACTTGCCACTTCAGCCTAACATCTCGACTATTATATCGGGATCTACGGCTGGATATTATGAATGGATTCTTAAATATATTCCAGGATTCTCTCGATCGTTAGTCAAACGACTTCCGAAAGTTATGAAAAATGGTTTTAAACTTAAGTTTCCATCATGGCAAGCGTATCATCTTACTGTTAAAAGTTCACCATCAGGTGGTCAAGCTCTAGTTAATTGTCTTCAAGATTTGGTTTATATTCCCAAATCTTTAATTAACTCGATCTCGATACTTGGTGGCGAAGAACTTTCACGCAATATGGTATTACTTCGTCATCACGCATTAGAATTATCAGAAGTGCTAGATCAACCTTTGGAAACTCAAAAGAGTTCCTTTAGGAAGATTGTAGCATTTCCTGATTCTGAGGGCAAAACTCGTTTAATTGCATTAGGAGACTATTTCAGTCAGACTTGTTTAAAGCCTCTTCATAGTTACCTTAATACTGTGTTGAGATCAATACCTCAAGACCAAACCTTTAATCAAGGTGAGGGCTTGAGTGCATTACCCTTTAATTCTGATACGACATACTACAGCTTTGATTTGTCTGCATTTACTGATAGATTTCCAACTAAGATATTGGTTGGGTTACTACAGTATAATTTTGGACATTCCAAAGCTATGGCATGGTATGATATAATGTGTGGTTATGGTTTTGACTACAAAGACCCTAAAGGGAAGCTTAACAATCTCAGATATGAGATTGGCAACCCCATGGGTCTCTATAGTTCTTGGCCACTATCCACACTATGTCACCATTTTATTATTTATTGCTGTTGTCAAGAGATTGGTACCTCTTGGTATAAAGCTAAATATAAAATTTTAGGTGATGACATTATCATTTTTGACGAAGTTTTAGCTTTGAAATACCAGGAACTTATTCACCTAATTGGTGTAGAAATCCAATTGCAAAAGTCTCATATAGGTAATTCACTATTTGAGTTTGCAAAAAGAAATTTTACACCTTATGGTGAGATAAGTCCATTTCCTCTTTCTGCGATTCTTAGTGAATCTTACTCTTATGTAGGATTCATTGAATTAATTAAGAATCAAAGAAAAAGGGGATGGATCCCTAGTACTTCATTGCTAGATGCGGTTCTCGCCTTTTATACAAAAGGCCCCTTTACTATCCGTAAAAAAGATAGGTTTAAAGAGGTTTCTCGTATAAAAGAACTGTTACATTTAACTATGTGGAAAGAGGGATATGACGGATCGTCGCTTTACTTGATAAGACAAGTTCAGTCTCGATTCGATTATCCTCAACTATCCTGCAATATGTTAGACATAGCGAAAGCTATGCTAAACAATTGTATAGTTCAATGTTTCAGTGAATCCGCTAGTACGTATGCATCAAAAGTACAAAGTAACCTTGAAAAAGCGTTACTTCACTTTTCTGCATACGATGACGACCGCATAAGTGCGCTTTACGCGCATCCTTATGCCTACATTTATGGTAAATATGTTGAAGAAGCATATTTGTCAGAAATGAAAATGGCTCGCGACAATGATACAGTTGGTCAGGGGACTTGGTCTCCTGATTCTTCTGTTCTTGTCGCATCTGATACTGATATTATGTTCTCTGCAAGAACATCTCATCGTATTAGACTCCAGTCGTCTTCCTCCA